CGCCATCCATTCGGCATCATTCCCTGCATAATGGGGGTTGCGCGGCACCGAGCCAGACCTTAGGAAGCGCCCCATACCGATGGTCCTGCTGCTGTAGCTCAGCGGTAGAGCACTCCCTTGGTAAGGGCAGTGCGATCTCGGAATATCCCATTGAAATATCAAGCCTAAAGCCGTCGCCGCAGTGGCACGCGTGACACCCACGTGACACGCGCCCGATTTGTTACTTTGGCCGAGGCGGCCAGACATAAGGCGGCGGCAGGTCGCCATGATCCAGCCAGCGGTCGATGATGGGGAACCACGCATCAAGGTGGCTATGGGTGCGGCCATCGAGCGGATGACCCTCCATGTGGAGGTAGTTGGTCACGCCCTTCCCGCGAACCTTGCCGCCCCGGTATTCCCAGGTCGTCCACCCTTTGTCGTCGGTGCCTAGCAGCTTGGGCTCGTGATGCGGGATCAGTTCTGGGTGGTGCTCGGCCATCCCATGGATTTAGCGTGGTGCAGTAAGGGGGTCACCTGCCTGGATTGCGGCAAGCAATGTAGGCAGGTGCGCTTCAGCACGATAATCAAAGCTTATCATGCGTCAGGCGGAGGCTTGTTCCCCATCCGTTCACGATGATAGGCTGCGCGCATGAGCCAGCCCCTCTCGAACGTCCGCCCCCTCCCGCCCCTCTCTGCCGCCAGCGCGGCTCAAATCCTCTCTGCCCTGGCATCCCTGAGGAAGCCGCTCAAATGACCGACGCCGAGCGGGAGGATCTGCTCGGCACGATCCGGTACGCGCTGCGCTACAGCCTAGAGGGCAAGCCGCTACCGAAGGGCATGCGCTGGCCTGATCCAGAGATCGCAGCGGAGCGGGTGCTGGAGCACATCGAGCGCAGCCGGTGGCGGATTGAGCGGGACAAGCCGGTGACGGCGCATTCGGCGGGGTAAGCGCAAAAGCCGTTCGACAGGATCGCTCCCATTGGGCGGCGCTTTGTGTGTTAGGCTAAGGCAAGGAGATAGCCCATGAAGCCCATCCCCCGCCGCCTCAGCACAGACCCGAAAAGCCCCGACTATCCTCAGGGCCGCATCCCAAATGTCCGGCTGTTTCTTGATGGGCAGCCCATCATGGACGGCGCATACGCCTACGACATGGACGAGGGATGGATTGATGTGCGGGTGCCCGGCCGGCAAGGGCAGCGAAAGCAAGGCGTCGTGACGGCGGAATGGCGGGGTTAGCCCTCCGGCTATCACGCCTACGGGAAGTCCTTCTCCGCCGCCGCAATTGCGCTCTCAGCCGTGGCGCCCAGCAGCACCAGGGCCTCGGCTCGGCGCCGGCGCTGGAGGCCCTTGAGCACCTTGCCGCCAGCCTTGTTCCAGAGCTGGAGGCCTGCCGCCGCCCCTTGCCGATCTCCGGCCTTGAGCAGCCGCAGCGCCGTGGAAGTCGAGAACGCCCCCACTCCGATATTGTAGGCGAGGCTGAGGCAGGCAGCATGGGCGTCGTCGTCCACGCCAGCCGGCAGTAGCGCCCGCACCTTGGCATCGAACTGCGCCACGACGGTGCTGAACAGGGCGTCGGCCTGGGCCTGGGTGATCGGCAGATCAGCGATCGTGACGCGCCGGCCGTCAGCATAGAAGGTGCTGCCCCAGCCAATCGTCGCCACGCCGGCGCTGTCGAGGTAGGGGCCGATGAGCCCGCCCGGCAGCCGCTTGGCGCAGCTCTCGTAGTGGTGGAGCAGCGTGATGGCCGCCGGCGGGATGGATGAGTTAGCCGGCGGGGGCAGCGTGTCCCCCACCGCATGGACAGGCACACCCTGCGTCGGGGCATAGACCCCTGGCACGGGCACCGGATCAGGCTGGGCACTGGGCAGTGCGGGCGCCTGATGAGGCTCCTGCCCCCAGCCCAGGAAAGCGAACAGGCGATCTAGGAGGGTCATTGCTTGATCACCACCGCCGGCGCCTCGGCAGCCTTGGCCTGCACGACCCACTGATCCCAGGCGGCGTGCGCCATAGTGGTCAGCACTTCCTGCGTCGGGCCAAGCTTGTTGACCGTGTCTGGCACGGACTTCAGGACGTAGGTCACGACCTGCTGGATGGCGGCGCCGGGACTGGCCAGCCGGCCGGCGTCATAGTCCTTGTAGGCGGCCACCGCGCCACGGCTCAGGGCGCCGAGCAGCAGCGCCATATCCTTGGCGTGGGTGTCAGCCTGAAGCCACGTCTTGAGCGGGCCCGGCAGTTTCGTCACCAGCCAGCCGCCGACGGCGACGAGCGCCGGCACTGCCAGATGCTCGATGAGCACCGGGGCCAGAACGGTCCAGTCCATGTGGAACCTCGGATTGTGTGGGTTGCGCCGGGATGCCGCCCGGCTGCGGTCACTAGACCAGCGCGACGCTCAGCAGCGGGTCGCGGGCATAGTCGGTGGGCTGCGTGAACGGCGCGCCCGTCGTCGGCAAGGCCTCGAACAGGCGCCGCGCCTCGGCGTCATTGAACAGGCTGACGTAGCCTTCCAGCGTCGCGCGCGCCCACTGCGCGTAGTTGCCATCGGTCTTGGCCCAGCCGGTGCCGTTGGACCAGTTACGGGCTGCCGTCTGCTGCGCGATCTCAGCCCAGGTGTTGTAGATGCGCCCCGTCTTGGGATCGCTGATGGCCAGAAGGTAGGTCACCGCGTCATGGCCGAGAGCGGTGAACCGGCCGATCAGAAAGTTATCGGCCCATTCCAGGTAATCCTTAGCGTGCGGATTGCCCCGCCGCGCCTCAGCGATGGCCGTGGAAGCAAAGTAGTCCTGCTGCCACGGCGGCAGCGCGCCCTTGGTGCCGTATTCGCCCGGCAGCCAGCCATGCGCCTCGCCCTGCTGCTGTGTCCAGATCGGGATACTGTCCACGATCCAGCGCCAGTTGGCCTCGGAGACGGCGGTGAAATAGGCCTTCTCCGCGCTGCCGTCCGGGCTGGCCCAGGCCGCTTCGTCGATCTGCCGCAGGGACCAAGCCGAGCCGCGCACCTGATTGCCCTGAACCACCAGCATGTCGGAGGCGCCGCGCGCGTCGGGCCAGATGCCGATGACGTTCCACGCGGCCTGCGCCTGTAGGTTATCCAGGAAGGCGCGGCGCCCCGTCAGCAGGTAGGGCACGAACGACAGGTCCGGCTGGTGCGGGCCATCGAGGTCCCAACCGGTATCGCCCGGCACAGGCTGCAGCAGCGTGCCCCTGCCCGGCTCACCACCCCTGCCATCGGTCCAAAGGCGCGGCCAGTCGGTGACGCGCATGTACGTGCCGGCTGCCGCGTCCCAGTGGTGCCAGGGGATGCCGCCGGCCGCCTCGGCCTGGGCAACAACATAGGCGCGCATCAGCTCGTCCCGGGTCATCAGCGCGATGGCCTGGGGTGCCGTGGCGGGCCCGATGTCGGGACGGCCCCCAGTGCCGGGCATGTTCTGCGTGACGCCGCGCGGAGAGAACGGGTCATCGCCCCAGGTGGCCATCGCCGCGACGTAGCGGTCCACCACATCGGCATTGACCGGGCCGCTGTAGTTGGCCACGCCGGCCGCCCGCAGCGTCGCGGCAGCAGGCCAGGGCATCTCGGGCAGCGGGCCGGCGCTCACCAGCCGACCCCAGGCGCGGTACTGCTGGTGGCGCGGCATGTCCTGGCGGAGCACTTCCTGGCCGTCCAGCACGACCCGCACGGAGTAGCTGGCCGTGCCGCCGCCCTCGCGCATGGAGATGTCGTTGCGGAGCCACACGTCCGCCCAGCGCACGCCGTTCCGTCGGCCGTGATCGACCACCAGCCGCAGCGAGGTCGAGCCGGCAATCAAGGACGGCACCTCCAGCATGAGCCGCGCATCATCGGCCTCGGGCAACTGGACCGACCAGAGGTTGCCGGCGGCGGAGGTGATCTCGATCTCTGCGTTCACGGGGAGCGGGGCCTGCTCCGGCGTCGGCGTCACGACGACCGGTGCCGAGGGAGGCTCGGGCTCCGGCTCGGCCGCCGGCGGCTCAGGATCGGCTGGAGGCGGCGTGGAGACAATCGGCCCCTCGCCCAGCGTCCGCAGCGTCTGGTGCATGTCCCGCACCTCGCGCGTCATGGACGAGACGGCATCGGCCATCCGCGCCATGGCGGCATCAGTCACGCCGAGCTGCTCGCCCACGATCTCGCGGACGAGCACGCGCAGCCAGGCATCCACCGCTGATGCGGCTGATGGTTCGGTCATGATGGGTTTCCGATTGTGATGATGCCGGCGACCGGCCGGCGGCGGTCAGTCCGGGCGCTTGCCCTTGCGGGAGTAGAGTGGCGGCACCGGCGGAAGGCCCGGCGGCGGATCGAGATTGAGGCGCCCGGCTGAGTAAGCCTGCTGGGCCAAGTCGTTGCCAGCGTGACGCTGGGCATGCAGAGCGTCGTCGCATTCACGAGCGAGGTCCCAGCCCCGGTCTCGATCCTGCTCCACCGCAGACAGAGCCGTGGTCTTTGCGGCAAGCCTCTGGTCGAGACGGGCCATCTCCTCGCGATGCCGTCTTCCCTCTTCGTCGAGAGCGTTGCTGAGCCGCGCGATCTGCTTGTTCAGCGCCTCGATTTGATTGTCGCGGCTGGCGTCCAGTGTGGCGAAACCGCTGGTGAGCCGCCCCGCCCGCGCCGCCTCTTGCTGCGCATCCCGGACAGCCTTCTGCTCTTCTGCTGCCCGTTGATCCCGCTGCTCCTTCCGATATTCCTTCCACGCTCGCCAAACCTGAAAGGCGAACCACACGCCGAAGCCGATGGCCCCGCCGTACACGGGATGGACCTGCTTGAGCAGATCGACAGGCACCGCATCCATTTAGCCGCGCGCTCGAAACAGCACGTGGGCAACGATGTATGCGTTCATGCCCACCGGCAGCAGGTACAGCGCCAGGAAATGGTGGGCACCAAGCTTGATCGCCATCGACCACAGCAGGATGAAGAAGAAACAGCCGACCACCAGCGCCAGGATGTTCCGCAGCCACTTGCTCCATTGCACGAGCGGGTGGCGGGTGTCCCCGGCGTCGTCGAGATGCAGAGCAACCGGCTGCAAGGCCGCCGCGATGCCGATCACGCAGAGCCAGATCCATGACGGAGCCTTGTCGCTCAAGAAGGACAGGCTGGGTGCTGCTTGGGCGCTATCGTGGTTCCAGGCGACCAAGGCGATGAAGATCACCGTGGAGAAGCCGGAAGCAATGTCGAAGAGGTCGGCCGGCCGGTGCACAAGCCGGCTCAACCACGTGCGGATGCGGCGGATGGCGCTCATGGCTTAGACCACCGTGTTGCCGTAAGCCGCCGCGCGGTCGATGCTGCGCCGATAAATGCCCAGCACCGCTTCATCGTCCGGCACGCCGTTCTTGATCAGGACGCCCGGCGCGAAGTTCATGACGTCGTAAACATCCTGGGAGGCCTCGACAAAGCCTGCCGTCGAGCGGTGGTAGATCCCTACAGCGACATTGCGGGCAGGGTTTGCCGCCGTCTTGGTCCCGGACGAGGTTGCTTTCAGCAACACCCCACCCTTGCCTACGTAAAGCGTGCGCGTGCCAGCCGTTTTGACGAAGCCGTAGAAGCCCCAATTCGTCTCGCCAGGCGCGTCCGCAGCATTTGGAATGCTGGCGTCTGCCGAGTAGCCACGAACCTGCAAAGCCGGCCGGCGGAAGTTGGTGATATAAAGCTGTTCGCCGCCCGCTGAGGACGTGCCGGTGTTGTTACCGAGGATGTACGTGCCACTGGCGTTCAGCGCACTAAAGCGCGTGACGATGAACCAAGCGTCGTCATCAGCGTCCGGATACGGCGTCAGGAGGCCGTTCGCGCCGCCGCCCGGGATGCGTGCGTAGCCGGCGGGGAAGGTCACGGGCACGGCGCCCGCCGCTTGGGTTAAAACACCGCCGTTGCGCAGCCCGATCAGGCTGCGCGCGTCGCCAGTATCCAGCCGCCAATGCTCCCGTGCGAACTGCTCATAGCGGGGCAGGTTGGGGATCAACCCCTCAGGGATCAGCGGCGCTGTGGGGTCCGGCGTCGCAATGGAGACAAGGCGGGCGAGAGCCGTCATTGCCTGTCCTTTCAATCTGCGTTGTGGAAGCGCCAGCGGCAGGCGGCGTACTTGACCGTGCCCGCAGGGATAGGGTCGGTGCCAAACCAGCTTGGGTAGATTTTCTGGAGATCTGCGCTGTAGTTCCAACGCAGACGGCGGCCCGGCTCCGTCCAGCCTTCTTCGGCCTTGTAGTGAACCGCTAAGCCCGTCTCCGGCGAGCGCAGGATCATCTCAGGGCCGATGTCATTCCCCTGAAGGGCAGGGTCGCTGACAAGAAGGTTTTGCCAACTGAAGTCACGAGCGCCATGGGTGAAGACTTTGCCAGCACCGAGGCCGATGTCGTTCTTGAACATTCCGCACATGTAGCTGTAGGCCAAAGTCAGGCTGCTCAAGAACTTCAACCGAATACCCAAGCGCATATCGGAGAAATCAGCGCTCGTCAGGGTCCAGTGCTTTACGATATCCAGAACCGGTGGCCCCTTGGGCGTCCATCGGGTTTCGTCTGTAGAACCCGGCAGGAAGCCATTGGACTGCTGGAACATCTCCAGGCAGGAGCCTGCATACAACCCTGGCGTGGTCGGCATAGCCTTACCGTCCAGCGTTACCATCCAGGAGGTGCGCTCTTCATTGCCGTGCGCGTTGCCGCCGATGAAATCAGCGGCTCCTGCCGGCTGCACCGCAAACTCCCACTCGCCGTCGCCACTGAACCACTGGCCGAGAGTGAAGGTGCCATTGGTGTTCCGGGTGGATTTGTAGCTACCGTGGCAGCGCCAGACATCGGAATTCTTTGCCAAGACGGCCAAGTTCTTAAAGATGATCGATGTGTAGGCATTGGACGCCGGATTGCCGCCCTTCAGATGCGCGCGAAACTCTGTGGCCGAGATGACCTCCGCCACTACGCGAGGCAGGGAGGCGGCGGCATCAGTGGACTTGCTGGGCCACGCTTCGCCGGTGTCTGTGAAGACGCCCGCAGCAGCGCGCTTCGACCACGGATCGAGTTCGAGCGGCTGAAACGGTCGTCCCATGAAACTGATGGGCGGGCACTCGATCAGCGTTCCAGTCTTGCTCAGGACCGCGTTGATCTGTGGGCCGTAGTCCGGATGGCCGCGGATATAGTAACTTCCGTCATCCAGGTACTGGCCGAAGTCCACCTGCAGCGTGAACGGGTTGAACGAGTATGCCTGGAACATCCGGCCATTCCACAGGAATGGCGGGACCAGCATGCTATCGGCCAGCTTGGCATTCAGCGGATTGACCGCATTGCCGATCGCAGAGACCGTGTAGGCGCTGGTCTGCACCAGGGTGCCGCCGCGCTTTGCCCAGATGCCGTTGTTATTGACGTTGCTGTCGGAGGTGACTTCGACCGAGCGCCCTTCCGCAAGTCCCGCCATGGCTGCTGCGGCAGCGGCCAGGGTGGGGTAGCTGCCCGACAGAGCCAGTGCGGATTGAGCCGCCTGCGCTGCGCCAACAGCAACAGCGACATTGGCGGTGGTCGTGCCCGCCGCACCAAGGGCTTGGTCACGGGCCGTCTGAGCCTCACCACGGGCCTCTTCTGCCCCGCCCTTTGCCGCCTTCGCCGCCAGCTCGTGATCCCGCGCCAAGTCCGCCGCGTCGAGCGCAATAGCCTCACTGGCGGCGGCATCGTCGGCGAAGGGCTTGGCGGCATCCGCGCCTGCCTTCGTGCCGGCCCGCTGCGCCTCGGGAAGCGCGGCGCTGACCGCCGCTGCAGCAGCCACGGCCTGGACCTGCCCCCAGTCCGGCGTGCCCGTGCTGGTCAGCGTCACCTGCCCGATGGAGGACACGTCGAAGATGGCTTCCGCCGTCTGTGCGATAGGCTCAGCAATGCTCAGCCAGACGGTATAGGTGCCAGGGACCCCGGCAGGCACGACCACCTGCCACGTCCCCGGCGTCGTCTCCACGGCCGTCAGCGGCTGCGCGGCGCTCTCGTCCTCCACGGTGCCCGGCAGCCAATAGAGCGCCGCGACGCCCGTGGCGCCCGGCACCAAAGCTCCCGTCTGGTCATCCCGGATGTCGAACCACACCGGCACGTCGCTGCCGATGGTCACACGCTGACGGCGCGCGGATTTCCTGGCGCCCAGACGCGGCTCCAGGATCACGTCAAGGGCAGTGCCCGACATGGCAAAACTCCGAATTGTCAGGGTGGATCAGAGGAGGACGGCGGACCGGAACAGGTCGTCGATGCCTTCTCCGTCAAGGCCGAGGTCTGTGGCGACAGAGATCAGCAGTGGGTTGTCGCGCCGCACTTCCAGCGCATATTCCCACTCGTCGCGCGCTTCCTCGCCGGCCGCGGCGATGGCCTCCAAGACCTGCGGCAGCAGGCCGGCGGCACGCAGCGCCTTGCGGGCTTGTAGCGGCGTGACGCTCTCTGGCACCGGTTGCCGCGTTGATGCGCCGTCACCGACCTCGGCCAGCGCGGCATTCAGCGCCGCTTGTGTGACGCCCTGGACATAGAGCCGGTCCCGCTCATAGCGGCGAGCTTCTGGGGCTGCATTGCCGGCCAGAGCCGCGATGCGCGGCAGATCGGCGTTGCTGCTCACTACGACCGAGGCTGTCATAGGCGGGTCAGCGTGAAGCTGCTCTGGGTGGTGCCACCGCAGGCGAGCGGACCGCCGCTGTCCTGGTACACGAAAGCTTGCACGTTCTGCCCAGCCTCCATCGGTCCCTCCCACGCACAGACCAGATCCACGATGCCGGTTGCAGACGGCGAGCGCACACGGGCACGCGTGGTGCCTCCGACAATGATCTCCGCGAGCCGCTGCCCGGCCGTGCTGTTGCCGAAGGTGATGCAGAGCGTGGCGCGGTAGAGACCACTGGTCGGCGGCACCAAGGCGTAAGCGGGGTTTGCTCCCGGCTGCCCACCCAGGGTGTTCACGCCCATCTGGTTCCACGGCATGTTGAAACTGGTATTGTGCGGAACCGAGACGGCGGGCGCGCTGAACACCTGGCTCATCAGCGCCTGCGGCAACACCGATGGCAAGAGCCGGCCATCATTGCCAATGATCGGCGTTCGAGCCGCCGGCAGGGAATTGTAGATCAGCGTCGTGCCGGTGAAGTTCAGCCGCGCGGTCGTGTCGGCGGTGTTGCGCAGCACCATTGTGCGAGCGAGCTTGTTTGGCGTGCCGGCAATCGTGGTGCCAATGCCCACCTCCGTCTGCGCGCCATCTGTCATAAAGTAGAAGCATTGGGCGTTGTTCCCGAAGGCCTGAACGAAGGTCCTGCGGTTCGCCGGCGCCCCAGCCAGAACAATTTCGGTCGCGGTGCCGGGCGCATTCGTGGTCTCTTGGACCAGATCATCGAGCATTACAGTCGCTCCTCGATGGTGGCGCGCCAACTGCGCATCTGATGCGAGGGGATGCCGATGCCGGCGCTCGACCGCGCGATGCCGAAGACCGCCTCTCGGTTGATATTGTTGCTATCGGGATTGGGCACGAACAGGACGTTACGACGGAGCCGCGCTACGGCATCGAGTTCCATGATGATCGACCAAGCCTCATCCCGGCTGAGGCTGTTCAGCGCGACATCCCATTGCCGCGCTGCCCAACGCAGGGTCGCGTAGACGCCCCCTGCCCGGCTCCGCACCTCGTCCGCGCCCTCCTGGCGTCCGAAGCTGCTGCTGTAGGAGTAATTGTGCTTCAGGATCTGCGCCTCGCCTGCGTAGGCCAGCGCGATGTTCAGGAAGCCATCCGGGTTATTCGGGTCGCTGATGTCGCAGCGCACCGTCTGCGTGACCACATCTGTGGGAAGCACCAGCACGGACTGGCCATAGCCCGGCTGCAGGCCGGCCGAGGCCATGCCGGTGTCGAGGCTCCCTGCCCTCCACCGCACCTGCGCTTCAGCGGTCAGGTTGGTGCGGAACAGGCCGAAGGCGCGGAAGGCGCGAGCTGCTGGAACGGTGATCTGAAACCATGAGGCCATCACACCGGCCGGCGTCTGCCAGCCCATGGAAGCGCCGCCCTGGTCGTTCTGTAGCTGGTCAACGCCCAGCGCCTGTTCGGCGGCGCCGGCGGTGATGGTCGCGTTGAGGAGGTGGTTGCGATAGCACCACGCCGCATTTCTCATGTCATCAGCACCGTCAGTGTCGTGGTGGTGTCGCCGCTGCGCAGCTGCTCGCCGACAACCTGTCCGATCCGGCCGTTGTCCAAATCGTCCAGCGGATAGATGAGCCGCAGCACGTCACCGATCTCGTGCCGCATGCCATCCTCCAGCCGCATCGTGACATCGTAGAGCCGCGGCGCACCGGACCAGAGATCCGCCAGTGCCTGCACCAGTGCGGTGGCGTGGACACCGTTGTGCAGCCGCGTCGGCACCGGGGCCGGATCATTCGGGCTCCGGTAGGCCAGGGAGATGCCGTTGCTGCTCCAGTCGGCGTAGCGGTACTCGTTGGCCAGGAACTGCTGCCGGTCACCCGTTACATCGGGGTCCAGGTTGGTGGTCATCACCGTGTTGCAGCGGTCGTAGCCGACCCGCCAGCGATAGGGCGGCGGATAGAGGCCGGACTGCGACAGGCGCGCACTCGGGCGCACGTCCATCAGGGTGGCGGGGGTGTAGATAGCCAGCGGGACGGTGCCGGACGGCAGGCTGCGAAACCTCCAGAGCCGGATGCGGCCGTCGCGCAGCGGCACCAGCTTGGCGCCCAGGGACGCCGCAAAGAGCCCCACCGCGTCCACCGCCTGCATGTCCTGGCTGCCGTCCCAATAGTCGCCGGCTGTCCAGGGCAGTGCGGCATTGACGGCCGTGAAACTGGCTTCCTCCACCTGCGACGCCGGCAGCGCCATGTCCTCACGCAGGATCAGCCGGGCGATCTCCGCCGCTGTGTCCGCCTGGGCACCAGAGGGAAAGTGCCCTACCACGTCGGCCGTGATGGTGGCGCTGGTGGGGCTGCCGAGCCGGATGAACAAGCCTTCACTGCTGCTGGACCAGATCCAGTAGCCGGACGGAACTGTGGCGCTGAACACATCCGGCACCTGCGCCGCCACCGGTCCACCCCCGACTGGCAGGATCTGGTTTTGATCTCCCGCCTCTGCCACTCGGACCACGGTGCCGGGCGCGTCCGACACCTGCAGGATGCCATTGGCCCGGTCGATCCAGACCGGCAGCACGTCGCGGATGGGCCAGGCGAAGGTGCCGCCTCGGGCCCGGGGCTTGCGCCGCCCCTTGAGGTCGGCCGAGCCGTCGCGCCCGCCGGTGCCACCATAGACCGCCTGTTGCAAGGGCCGCTCCAGAGCCGCCATGGCATCGGCCAGAGGGATCTGGAGTGTGCTCTCGGTCAGGAACCAGGGGCGGGCTACGCCGGCGAAGAGGGTGGACAGCGAGGCATAGGGCGGGTCGAGGTCCAGTCCCCGTGCCTCATCGCGCATTTTGCGGCCGGCCAGCACCCGCAGCGGGCGCCCGTCGCTGTTGCGGGTGCTGGCGATGCTGTCAAAGCGCCGGCCCACATTGGCCAGGCGAACCGTGCCCCAGGCCGCTGCTGCGGCCGGTGAGGACGGATGCAGCGCCAGGCGGCGGTCGATCTCGAAGGCGGTATCCAGCACGGCCGGATAGGCTACCACGCCGCCCAGGTCGCCGGCTCGGCTGCGGTACCCGAGATCAGAGGCCAGGAGGGTGTCTGTGCTCTCCAGCACACCAACGTCCGGCGGCATCACGCCCCAGGGACGCGCGCCCCACCCCTGGTTGGCCTGCGGACTGCTGCCGGGGCGGTACACCTCGGCCTCCATGACAAAGAACAGTGGCCCCTGGCTCATGCGGCATATGCCCGCGCCGGTGCCCCGATGCCCATTTGCTGCTCACGCTGCAGGGCCACCACCGCCGCTTTCAGCGACCGCAGCTCGTCGACTAGGGTTTGGGTCTGGTTCTCCGTGCGCGCGTCGGCCCTGGCCGCGTCCGTCAGCCGGTCTGCACCCAGGCCGCCGATCCGCTCGATGAGGTCCGTCACCCAGGCCGTGTCCGCCGCATAGCGCGCGCCGCTGCCGTTCACTGCGCGCGAAGCGCCCAGGAACTCGGAGGCATAGCTCTGGAACTGGCTGATGCTGCCGAAGTCGCCCGACAAAGCCTTGCCGGCGATGTCGTTGAGACTGGTGGCCGAGAGGTCGTACTGCGTGTGGTAGGACAGCGAGGAACTGTCGCCGTAGCGCAGGCTGCGGGCATAGTCGGCCAGCGAGACCACAACGGAGGTGGCAGATTGCGCCGCCGCCTCGGTCTCGGCCGCTGCCTGCTCGTTGAAGCGCCGGATGATCGCCAGCCGTTCCTCCGCCAGCGTCTGCTCCAGCAGCACCATGTCAGTTACGCCATCGGAGGCAGCGGAGACGCGCTCTGCATTGGCCCGGCGCTCCTGATCCCAAAGCGCCCCCTCCAGCGTCTCGGACTGGCCGGATGCCGCCTGGATGCGATCCCACAGCGAGTTGTTGCTCGCCATGCTGGCCATGTCGCGCTGCCGCGCCAGGGCCTGATACTCGGCGTCCAGGGTCCGCCAGCGATCGGACGTGAAGGTGCCCCGCGCCTCTGGCCCGATATCCAGATCCCGCAGCTGATCATCGAGTGCCCGCACCTCGGCCTGCGCCGCTTTGCTGAAGTTCTCGATTTGCAGCGCCAGCGATGACGTGCCCGAGGCCAGGGCCTGACGCTGGCTATCCGAGGCGGTGATGGCGTCGAGCGTCACAGTGCGCTGGTCGATCAGCGACTGCACCGCCTTGCCGCGAACCGCATTCAGGTCGTCCTCTGCAATGCCCAGCTCGCGCGCCTTGGTCTTCGCCTCATCAATGGGCGCCACCAAGGCGTTGACCTGCTGGATGAAGGCCGGAACCGGGCTCTGGCTCTCGGCGATCATCGACTTGTAGTCGTTGTTGTACCAGGAGAGGTTGGCCAAGGTCTTGTCGGGATCGTCCACCCCGGAGCGAGTGATCACCGAGCGGACATTGGCATCGGTGGTCTGCTCGGCGGCCGTCAGAAGGATGCGCTGCACGAAGGCGCGGGTGACAGCCGTCACCCCCTCCTCGTTCATCTCGCCGTGCAGCTTGTCCTCGCCGAAGAAGACGTTCAGACCGTCTCGCGCTCCGACCGCCACCCGGTAGGAAGTCTCCACCCGGTTATCCGGCACCGAGGTTACGTCAGCCACCTTCTGGGCGACCGCCAGCAACTGTCCGCCGATAGACAGCGCCTGGTCGCGGTTCTCCTGGGAAAACCTGTCACCGTTCAGGCCGCCGACGGACGGATTGGCAGGGTCGTTGGTGTAGTAGGTCGCGGTGCCGGTACGGTCGGACGGCTTCTGGCCCGGCAGCAGAGCGCCTAGCACCATCAAGGCCGCCGCGGCGATCCAGCCGTAGACCGGGACCGACATACCGGCCATAGCTGCGGCAGATAGGCCCGCCGTGGCCGCGCCGCCGGCAGCCTGGGTGTAGCCGCCCACGCCGCCGCGCTGGATGCCGGTGTAGGCACCGTAGAGACCGCCAGCGATGCCAGCTACGCCGAGGGCAGCGCCGCCGATGGACAGACCGTTTGTGCCCACGCCGGCGGCACTGGCGCTACCCATGGCATCGATCGAGCTTTGCGCCATCGAGCCGTAGCCCGCGGCGTTGGTGACAGCGCCGGTGGCATTGATGCCGGCGCCAGCCTGCCCAGCGATTACCGACGTGTTCAGCGCACCATCCAGCCAGCCGTAGCCTGTAGCGAAGGAGGATGTGCCGTTGATGTAGCTGCCCGGGTTGATGCCCGACAGCTTGTCGTACATCGAATAGGCCTGCGCGCCCTGCTGAGCGTAGCCGACGAGACCACCGCTGCCGCCGCCGGCCGCCACACCACCATTGCCGGACATCACCGTCCCGATGCCGCCAAGGCTGCCGCGCGTTCCCCCGAAGGCGGCGTTCAAAATTGGGTTGATCACCGCTAAGCGAAGCCCAGCCTGGATCACCTCGCTGAACACCGCTTTCGCGATGTTGCCGAAGTCGATTGCCTTGCCCTTACCCTGCACGAACGCTTCCGTGATGGCGCTGCCGATGCGGTCAAATGCCTGCTCGCCCACCCGAGCCAACTCATTCCAGGAGTTGGTCAGTTGCTGGTTTGCGGTCTGCTGATCGGAGATGCGGCGGATGTTGTTCTGCGCCTGCAGCGACACATCGCTGTCCGGGTCGCCGCCCGCATTCTTGACCCTCTGGCGCTCCTTCATGACGGCAAGCTCGGCCTGCCGCGCCTCCGTGGAGAGGCCGATAAGCTGCGCCTCCTGCTCCAGCAGGGCGATCTGGTCCTTCTGTTGCGCGATCAGGCTCCCGGTGCCCAGATCGGCATCGGCCGCCTTCTGGTCGCGCTTGGCCTGGACAAGTTCCTCGACCTTCTGCCGGTAGTCATCCGTGCCGGCAGCAGCATACTTCAGGGCTTCCGTCTCGGCCTGATGGCGGATTGCCGCCTCCTGCGCCGCCGCGGCCCCCTCCATGATGGCCGCGACCTGCCGGCGAGTGCCAGCAGTGGCCTGCTCCTGCGTCCGGATGCCGTCCTTGAAGTCGGCATCGAGCCTCGCCTGCGCTTGGCGTCGGGCCTCCAGGCCGGCGACGATCTGGTCTGCGGCGGACTTGCCTGCCGCCCGCGCCTGCTCGGCACCCTGCTGCTCGGCCGCGGCGAGATCCCGCGCCGCACCCGCCTGCACGCCATACAGGGCTGCCTGCCGCTCGCCCTGGCGGCGGATTTCCTCCATCGGGTCCTGGAGGGCAATGGCCTCGGCGCGGAGCTTTTCCAGTGCCTCGCGGTAGCGCGTCGCGTCTGCCGGATCGAGGCGCGGCGCCTGGAGAGCGCGATCAAGCACCTCAGCGCGGGCATTCACCTCGGCCAGCTGCTGCGAACGGCCGTCCTGGCCGCGCAGTTGCTCCTCGGCGCGCCCGACCGCGTAGCTCGGCCCTGAGAACTGCGTCCCCGACCCGCCGTCACGCGGTCGGCTGACGGCGCCCATGTAGGCGACCGTCTCGGCCGGCAGGGTGCCGCGGCCGTTCAGCCAGTTCGTCACCCGACCAGGACCAGCGTTGTAGGCAGCTGCGGCCAGGCCCTGATCGCCGCCAAACCGCTCCAGCATCTGCCGCAGATAGGTGACGCCGCCCCGGATATTGTCAGCGGTGTCGGAGGCGTCCACGCCAAGGCCGGACGCCGTGCCAGGCATCAACTGCATGACGCCCTGCGCACCGACGCGGGACGTCAGGATAGACCCGTCACCGAGGTACTGGCGCCCACCGCTCTCACGCGTGGCGACACGGGTGGCGAAGTCGGCATCGATACCCTGCGCTCGCGCTTCCGCCCGAACGGCATCCATGATCAGGCTGGTCGTCGCGCTGCGGGCGATGCTGCCCGTGCTCAGCACCGCTGGCGGGCCGCCTGCCGCGCTGCCGTCGGGCGCGAAGTTGCTCCCTGGCAGCGAGAACCCAAGGCTGCGGCTGACCCACGCGTCCGCCCGATCGCCAAAGGCGATCACGTCGCGCAGCCACGACGGCATCGTCAGGCCATTCAGGCGCTCCACCACGCCCTTGATGCCCTCGGAGATGCGGGTGAACCCGAAGGCGATGCCTTCCAGCAGCGGTCGGCCAATGGCTTCGAGCGCCGGGCGCGCCGTGTTCCACAGCTGCGTCATCGCTTGCGAGGCTTCGTCCATCGCGCGCTGGAAAGGCGTCATCTGACTGGCAGCGCCTGCGGTGCCGCGTGCCAGCGCATCTATGACCAGGCGGCCGGCCTCGGCCTTCTGTCCCGCTGCCTCCAGCAATTGGATCTGGCGCCGCAGCGCATCATCCATCGCGGCGAAGTCGCCCTCGATCAACTGGCGAGCTGCCTGCCCTGGTCTCTTCAGACCATCGGCCATGCGCTGGGCGGCCTCTGGCACGGTCACGCCAAAAGCCCGCGCCACGTCGGAACTTAGCTTGGTCAGCCTCTCAAGCTCAGCCCTGTTGCCGGAGAAATCGCGCGCCCCGGCAATAGTCCCAGCCGCGGCCCGGGCGTCTCCCGTCGAGAGCGTCGTGGAGCCAGCCAGCTTCCGCGCGAGTACATCGGCGTCCCGGGCCAGTTCCTGGAAGTCGTTTCGCGTGGTGCGCAGGCGTGCCGAGAGGTCGTTGACGGCGCGATCCGCACGCTCCGCCGAGAGGGTCGCGGTGGCCAGCACGGTCGCCGTCGCTGCGAGCCCGACGTTCAGCGGAGTAGCCAGCTGCGAGAGGACGCGGAAGGCACCGGCCAGGCCGCCCATGGCGTCAATGGCCTGCGGGCCCTGCTGCACGAGGGGCAGGAACAAGCCGCCACCAGAGCTAATCTGGACGCCGAAGTCGACGACCTGCGCCGTCAGGTTCTGCATCTGGTGCCGCGCAAGGCCCAGGCTGTTCGTGACCTGGTCGGTCCCCTTGGCCGTCCGGCCGGAACTGGCTTCCAGAGCCTCAAGAGCCGCCTTGCCGTCAGCACCGAGGGCGCGAAGGCCCTCGCGAACGCGCTCGGCCTCTTCCAGCGAGAGGCGGATGCTGATCTGACGGCTGGAAGCCATTCGGTTGCCCCTCCCTCCAAAAGAAAAGGGCGCCCCGCGAAGGACGCCCTCTGAACCAAACTTACGCTAGGCTACTGACTAGCCGAGCCAGTGAACGCCGGCCGGCTGAAGAACCGGTTTGGCTATGATGTCGTCGAGTATGGCCGGGTCGATCCCGGTTGTGAGGCATGTCCGCACCGTCACTTCGGTACCTGCAAGAGCCCACACGGCGCGGAGTAGCTGGTATTCAGCCCAGGTGCTTTCCCTGAGGTTAGCTTCGCTGTCCTGCAAACGTTCGGGGGCGGTCATCAGTGCGCCTCCCCCTTGAGCACCGTCAGGATACCGGAGCGCCAGCGAAGCTGCCGAACCGGGGTTCCGTCCCCCTGCTTCTTGCCGGTGTCCACCATCACGGCAAACCGCCCGCCTGCCTCCGTCGGCTCCCAAATGAGGTCGCCCTTCGCATTGCGGTGGTCTGTCTGAAACCCCCGCTCCTTGAGCAACTGGTTCACGGCCTTTCCGGACCTTCCGTCCAGCCGCCGACCAATATCACTGACGTTCAGATGCTGCTCGGCTTCGGGCGCCTCCAGCGAAGGGATACCCATCATGACCATGGGGTTCACCCCAATGTGCTTCTCGGTAGCCCGCGACGCCATGAGGAGCGCCTGATTGCCGACAATGCCGAACCGCTTAGCGATCCGCAGGCACGCGTCCAGCGATACAGCAACTTCACGGAGCGTGGCCGGGCGAACGACAGTTCGGTGGACGCCGAGGGGGTTTATGCCATCCTGGGCGAAAACCTCGGTCCGACCCTCCATGTGCGCCCGGACGATCACGTTGCAGGCCATGTGGAACTCAGGGCTCAGGTACTTGGCGTAGGCCATGGCTACCTGCCAGTGAGCCCAGGTTCCTGGCTTCCTGCCTCCCCGGATCACCTTCACAATCTCATTCTGGGAATTTCCCAGGATGAGCGTTTCCGCCAGGGCGGCGATGAAGCGCTTGGCCTCGGCGGAACGGAGCCATTCAGCCGGCTGCTGCGACTGGTCAGCCCCGGCCGCCTTCCACATATCGGTCAGCGACAGCATCTCGCCGCGCTCGTTGATCATGCTGGTGCCGTAGCGGAAGCCGCCCTCGACAGGCACCATATTGTATTGACCGCCGGCCCCGCCGTGGTCCAAAAACTGTCCATCCATGGTCTGATCTCTCCAGATCATTGGTGAATGGCCTTGAGGCTGCTGGTAACAGCCCCTGGCCGTGGTGGTATCAGCAGACGGCGGGTTCAACCCGCCAAGGAATTCCCCGCCGTCTGCGCGCCGCCCGCTCCGGAGCAGCTAACTGCCTCCAACCCCTTCTGGATCAGCATCCGGATCGTTGCAGTCCGGCTAGGCATTCCTGCCGGCACTCCCCATCCGTCAATCGCCTCCAGCTCGCCCTTCGGCATCTCGATAATCACTCGCGCCTTGTCCTCCGCCCCACGGCGGTAAGTCGCGTTAACCATACTCATCGCATCACCTCCTTATGTGGAGAATGTCATACCGAAAAGCATACTGCAAGACTGATGACGCTGGGTCATGGCGTATGCGACAAGCGGCGTATGGTGAACCGCATCACAAATCCATCAGGCCGGAAAAGCGGCCCTTCACCTTCATCGCCAGCACCGAAAGGGGCGACGACCGAGCGGAAGATCTATGTGCTTCCAGCTGAGCAGGTCGAGCGCATCAAGCATTACCAGAATGAGACCGGCATTTCCTCTGAAGTGGAAGCGGTCAGAAGACTACTTGATATCGCTCTCGAGATGAGAGACAGCGTAGAAAGTCTACTCACTAAACTTCAATCGCGATTTGCAGTAGAGAAAGACCTGAGGGTTCTTGCGAGAGACATTCTCGCGGGACATTCTCGTGTTCGATCTATTACTTATCCAGACGATGGCCTTGAGTTTACTTTGGGAGCGGACGAACGCGGCAAGATCGACAAGCGGGGGCGGATATACATAGGCGGGCCTGGTTGGGACAGCTGGGACGAAATCAAGCCCTATAAGGACCAGAAGAAATCTGACTTGGACGACGACATCCCCTTCTGACTGACGCCCCCTTCTCGTCACGCTTCCGTTTCGTCTAGATTACGCGGAGTGCAAGCGGAGGGGTTGGATGCGTTCTTTCGCCTTAGTAGTATCCCTGGCTCTTTCCGGCTGCGCAGCCGGTGGCGGGACCTATCAGCCACCTGAAAGCGTCGTTGCAGAGTTTGATCGCCGCACCGCAGCGCTTCGAGCCAGTAACCCAGAGCTTTTCACCGGTCGCCCCATCGGCGCTCCCCCTACTGCCGAGGAGCGCCAGAAGATGGAGGCCGACCGCGCCAAGCGCGCCCGCGAAGACGAACTGCTCGAACGCGCCCTCACCAATTCGCCGGACTACATGGCGGCCCTACGCCGTGCGGCCATTGCCAACGTCGATGTCGATGAACCACCGGCCCCATCCGGCCGTCGCAACCGCGCCGCCGAGGCTCAGGCCCGTGAGCAGCGCATTACTGCCGAAGAGACCAGATTGTCAGATGAGATCGAGAAGCGTCGTCGCACTCGTCTTGCTGCCGAAGATCAGCGCCAGCGGTCAATCCGCGATCAGGCCGCTATTGATGCGTGCCAGGCGCGAGGCCAAGCCATCGAAGCCTCGATGTTCGACCGCCGGAGCATTCTCAACCTTGAGGGGGCAATCTACGGAGCCCAGGCGCGGGACGCCTGCATCCAGAACTATATGGCTACCCGCTAACCCCTCTCCAGATACCCGGCCAGCCTCGTCATGGCCCGGTCGCCAGCGCCGGCAATATCCAAGCGCTTGCCGGGGTTCACGGTGCGCTTCAGGAAGAACATCGGCACCAGGCCACTGTCCACCAGCTGCTTGGTGCGGGCGGCCCGCTCGCCAGCCTTGCCACGGCCCGTGTTGACCTCGACATTGCGGTTGCCGACGAACAGGCGGAGGCGCCCCCTGCCCCGGCCTGACTTGCCACCGGTGCTGGAGGCCTGCCGCACTCGCAGGCACCAGAGCTTCAGCGTGCGGTCGGAACTGGAAGGGATGATGACCGACTGCCCCTTTGCCGCCTTCATCTCGTCCGGCGTGACCCGCAGGCCACCGCGCGCGCCCTTGTTCCGCCGGCCTCCGATGGCGTTGTACCCGGTCGGCCAGCAGAGATACCGCCCGCGCCGCGCGGTGATCGGCTTGCCCTCCTCGAAGGCGGCGACGATGTTCGGCGCGCGGGTCCAGACCACGGCAGCCGGGTGGAGCGTCAACGTGAAGGGGTTCTGCGGATAGGTGCGGCTGCGCCATGCGTTGGTGACGCCGCGGCCTTTGAAGGCGCTGGAAGTCTGGCCCCGCACATCATTCAGAAGGTCCGCGCCGGCTCGGCTTACCCCGCTGCGAAGGTCTCGCGCCAGCTCACGGGTCTCATCCTCGACGGCCTCGGAGAAGTCACCCTCGACGCTGATCCGAGCCCTCATGGCGCTCCCTCCCTCTCCAGCTTGCGCATCCGCGCCTCCGTGCCCGCCAAAATCCCGTAGGCGTCGAAGATCCAGGCTGATTGCTGGGCGAGGCCACCATCGTCAGGCCAGACCATTAGGGCACCGTTGCCATCCCGGCCGGCAATCCAGAGCCGAACGAACTCCAGATAAGCCGGCGGCGTGGTTAGCCGCGGGTTCGCTTCAACTTCTTCGCCCGCAACGAGGTAGCGGCCCCCGCCGAACGGCTGCTCCGGGCCTGCGTACCCATCGGGGTCCCGGAGGACCGCGAGGGCGCTGCGGAGTTTTTTTCCGCGGCCTGGTTCGGCTGAGAGAGCGCGAAGGCGCGCATGCCGATCGCCCGCAACTCATCATCGGGCAGAACGTCCAGCAGGTCGAAAGGCACCAGCCCCTTCTCACGGCGGAACGGGGGCAGCTTTTCGCCATCCCAGCCCCGCAAGGCGTGGCGCGCGTAGATCAGCGGGACAGCTTCCATGTAGCGGGTGCGCTGCGCCAGCAGAGCGCGATAGCTTGGGGCGCTCATGCAGGCGTTCTCGACCGGCGACACGCGGGCCACCAGCGCCACGTCGGTGGGGTTCTGTTCCGCCTCATCTACGATGGTCAGAAGCTCATCGAGGTTCGCCGGCGCGGCATCCCGTAGTGCGTCGCGCAGCGCGGCGTAGAGCTGTTCCTGCGTGGGATAGAGGCCAGCTTCGCCCACCACGTCTGCCTTGGCGGCAGCGCGCTCGCGGACGCTCAGAGGCGCGATGTCGTAGCTGCGCGGTCGGCCGGGGATCGGGAACGTCTCGACGCCCGCTCGGCTGAAGACCGGCTGGTCCTGGGTTTCCATAGGTCGTGCTCCTGTCGGGGAGAAAGGTGGCGGGCGGTGCCGACACACCGCCCGCCGGCCCTGCGCGCGCGGGGCATTTCCCGGTGTCGGCCGGATTGGTCAGAAGGCGGTCAAGAAGGCGCCTGCGTCCGGCGTGTCAGCCGCGAAGGTGATCTGGTTAGTCGCATTGCCTTCCCGGTTGCCCGGGTTGTTCTGCGTGGCCCGGGCTGACGGGACGGTCAGGGCGAAGCGGTTACCCGGCGTGCTACCGATAATCGCCTGCAGGGGCATACCCTGGCCTTGTCGGAAGTTATTGAAAAGGCTCACGTAGGTGGACGCCGTCATGTACGGATCAAGGCTGCCGCCGATCGCGCGGCTGACCGCAGTGGCCGGGTCATAGCCTTCCGGCGCCTCCGGATTGTCCGGCAAGGTGGTGCCGACGCCGAGGTTCAGCGTCAGGGTGCGCAGCTGGGCCGTCTGCCGGTTCAACTGGCACAGGCCATTGACGAAGCGCGGCGGGGTCGGCCGGACGATGCTGAGCGCACCGGCGGGTAGCGCCACGAGGTCGGGATCAGCCGCCAGCTGCGCCATCCCCTGGAACTGCACTTGGCCGATGCCACCGGTGGTCAGCGAGATCGTGGCGGTGCCGACAAAGCCGGTCAGGCGCCAGCGCAGTCCGTCCTTGTAGAGGTAGATCGTCGCGGTCTTGTAGACCGCGTCGTCGGAGGTGGGGCCGTAGAGGACATTGGCAGGGACGCGATAGGCGGTCGTGCTGGTCAAGGCCTGCGCGAAGGTGCGGCCGAAGCTGGCCACGCGGCCCGCGGTATAGTCAACCACAGCATCCAGGCTGGTCCGGTCCCCCGAGATCTCCATCGGCATGCCGCGATACAGCTGCGCCGTGGCCGCGAAGGGCGTGGCCAGCGTGCCGGTGGTAGTGGTGCCAGCCGTGCCGACCGTTGGTGCGCCAATCGCGGCGGCCGTGACCGTCTCCTGCATTGTGCAGCAGCGCATAAGACGCGCGAAGTTCGGCGCTGTGCCGGGCAGCCCGGAGCCGCGCAAGACGGCGGTCAGGGTTACCCGCGCCCGCAGGCCGCCGACGATGCCCGGGGCCTCATCGATCGACCCCGTGTATTCCGGGTTCGGCGTGACGCTTTGGTCCCACTGCACATCACAGGTGCCGCCGAACCAGTCGTCCAGGGCCGGGCTGCCGCCGATGGCGTCCGTGCCTGGGGTGGTCTCGATCTTGACGGCGACCGCAGAAAAGCGATCGCGCACGAGCTTCGCGCACATGCGGCTTGTCCCTCGTTGGTAGGATGAAGCCGCGCTCAGGCGGCGTAGGGGTGCCCCGTGGGGCGGATGGAAATGGCCTCGAAGGTGGCCGTGAACTCGCCCGCGGCGACTGCGCTTTCGTCCAGGTCGTAGGAGATGAACTCGGCCTGACCGCCTTCGCGGACTTCGTTCAGGTCCACACCATCGGGCTGCCAACTCACCAGGGCAGCGACTACGCGGGCGTGGAGCGCGGAGAGGGCCTGTTCACAGGATAGGTCCTGGTCGTCGTCGTAGGGGCTGGCCTTGGCATACCCGGTGACCACCACCCCAACGGCATAAGTCGTCTCGCCGTAGCCCTCGCCATCCGAGGACGCCAAGTCGCCGCCACGGACGATAAGACGGGGAAAGTCGCCTTCGATGTCTTCATTCGGAATGGCACGGCGAGCGCGCTCAACCGGCACGTCAGTGACGGTCGAAGCCAGGCGTTCTGTCACATCAGCCAAAAGCTTTTCCCGGATCGGCGTCATTACCGCCCCCGGCTGAACTGCAGGCGCCAACCCCAGCCGCGCCAGCCCGGGCGGGCTTCCTCGACCTTAAGGTTTTCCATGACGCCATCCACCACTGCGGTCACGACATCGCCGCGCTGGGCCGGGCCGATCCCCGCCTCAGCAGGGACAAGGCCAGCCAGCGGGCGCGCAGGGCGCCCTGTCGGCACGTCATCGAACTCCAGGACCAGCCTGATCCCGCGGATCGGCGGGCCGCCGCTGACCAGATAATAGTCGGCGTCGATCCCGCCGGGCCCGCGCGCCAAGGCATTCGCCGCACGAGCCCAGGGATCGGTCACGACCGGGGCGGCTCCTGCACCACCACCGGCTCCGGTGCGGGCTCAGGGGCGGGCGCCGGCGCCACCGGGGGAGGCAGAACCTCCACCTTCGCGCCGGCCTCCACCTCGCCCTTCACCACCTCGACAGCATGGCCGAGAGCGATCAGGTTCTCGGCCTCTGCCGTCGGCACGTCAGCCGCGACGCCCTCTTCCACGACCGAGCTATCGGCGAGGACGAGGCGGGCGCGCGGGACGATACGGAGCGTCTTGGGCTTGCTCATGGCGGGCCTCAGAACTTCTTGGCCCGGAGGAGCAGTTCCGGCATCCGGCAGTAGTGCAGCGGATAGGAGTAGATCTCCGGCTGGAACCAGAAGCCGCGCTCGCGATCGCGCACGATGATGGAGTAGAGATCCTCACCCGGCGTGTTGACGAACTCTTCCCCTTCGAAGGGCGAATACGCCACGCCGAACACGTCGGGAGCGTTCGTCGGGAAGAACCGGGCCTGATCGGTGTTGATGGCGACCGTCGAGCCGTCATCGGTACCGCGGTAGTTGACCCAGGTGACACCGCCGAAGTCCAGCGTGCCATAGGCCGTACCTTCGCGGAGGCGAGCACCTTCCTGGGCACGATAGGTCTCCACCACCTGCTTGTGGCCGACCAGAGCGTCCCAGAAGTTGTCGCCGCACAGGGCCATGATGCGCGACTGGATCGTCACGGCGCCCTTGCCCTGGGTCCGCATGGTGCGGACGATGCCGGCGACGACGCCGCGGATATCGGCGTCCGGCTCATCCAACCGCATGTCGATCAGTGCCGGCTCAGAGATGCCGAACAGGCTGTAGAAGTTCGCCAGCACCGTCGTGCCATCGGCGTCCATCAGCTTGCCCTGGATGGCACCCATCCGATGGAATTCCAGCGTCAGTTCCAGATCACGGCGCTGGTTCGCCTGGATGCGGGTGATCTCGTCCTGCACGGTGACGAGCTGATCCGGAGTATCCAGGCTCCGCAGGTTCTGCAACTCATGCGCCTGCTTGCGCTGGCGCTTCGCGAGGCGGGGGGTCTTCAGGTAGACCTCATCGGCCGTCTCATCGTTGCCGATCACCGGATCGCCACCGCGCTCCGTGCTCTTGATCAGCGTGACCTTGCCGTTGATGCGGCGCAGCGCCACTCGTGTGTCGCGGATGCGGTCCACGTTGAAGAGGTTCAGGCTGCCCAGGTAGCCCGGCACATAGGGCAGCAGCCGCGCCGCCCGCGTCATGGCGATCGGGCGAAATACCGGGTTGTCGAGAATGTCGAGGGTCGGCATCGGTCAGGGCTCCTTCAGCGCACGACAATGCCGAGCGCCGCAAGGGCGGCGATGGCGGCGGTCTTCTGCGGGGCGGTAATGCCGACGGGCCAGGTCAAAACCTGCCCATCGGCCTCGAAGTCACGGGCAATGACCACCACCCGCTTGTCCTCGGCGGTCGCGTTGGTGTCCTCGTAGAGGATGCCCATCGCGTTCTGGCTGCCATCGGAGGCGCCAGGCGCAAGCTGGGTCAGCTTGCCGCCCGTGGTCACCCGACCCAGCACAGTACCAGCGACGAGGTTCTGCCCCGCCACCAGCGTCTCGTGCTGGCGCGCACGCCAGAAGTTGGCCTCACCGGCGATGAAATGGCCGGGTCCCCGGCCGAACGGAACGGTCACCATGGATCAGGCCCCCTTCACGGCGCCGCACACGCGGCTGATGGAATGCGCCCAGCTCTTGTCGACATCGACAGCCGCCGATGTGTCATGCGCCCCGCCCTGGGCGGCGTGGGCAGTCATGGTGGTGTCCTGGGCTCCGGCGTCGGCCTTTGCCTTCAGCAGCGCCATGGCGACATCGCCGCGGCTGCGGCCCGCCTTGATGTGCTCGGCGGCGTCCTGTGGGCGCCCCGCCATCGTGCAGAGTTCCACGATGCCGGCGGCCTCTTCGGCAGCAGCGACACGGGCCGCGGCCGTGGCGGCGGCCAGTTCTTCGGGGGTGTGCTGGGCGTTGGGGGCGGTGTCCCCCGCGGCCACGTCGTTGCGGTCGGACACTGCCGTGCCTCCTGTGGTGGATTGTGCTGTTGACCGGCCACGGGCCGGAGCTGCGCCCCTCGGCGGGGTGCGGGCATCTGCAAGCCGGGCGCATTCCGCCACGGCGTCACTGAGCGTGCCGATCCGATCAGCCAGCCCCGCCTCTATCGCCTCTTCGGCGTTCAGGCAGGCGGCCTCAGTGGCACGCACCTTCGCAGCGTCGATCCGGCGGTTCTCGGCCACGCCGTTGACGAACAGGTCATAGAGGTGAGCAACTTGGCGCTCGATGCCGGCACGTGCGGTGTCGCTCAGCGGCGCATGCGGGTGGCCGTCAACCTTGTGGTCGCCCTGATAGATGTATTCCCAGGCCAAGCCGTCCTGTGCGTCGGCGCCGCTCTCATCGACATGGACGGCTACGACGCCGATGGAACCGACCTCGCCGGACTGCGGCACGAAGATCATGTCCGCGGCCGACATGAGGGCGTATCCGGCAGAGTACGAATAGGCGTTGGCGACGGCGACGATAGGCTTGCCGCCACGCATGGCCGCCAGTGCCTTCGACGCGTCAAAGCATCCGAACGCCTCGCCTCCGGGCGTCTCGTAGTCTTGCACCACGCCGCGCACAGCAGGATCGGCAAGGGCGGTACGGGTCAGCGCCACCACGCTCTCATACGAGGCCATTGGCGTGCTGGAGGCATCGACACCGCCGGCCCGGTTGGCCAAAAGGCCCACCACCGGCACGATGGCGATGCCCGCATCCGTCACGACATAAGGGCGTCGGGCCGGCCGCGGGCGCTCGTCATAGTCATCCTCGAAAGCCGCAGGGCGAAGGCCAAGACGCGGCGCCAGCCCAGCCATTATGGCCTTCAGCTTATGGCCGTGCACCATCAGCGGGGTGCCGATCAGGCGCCCCGAGACGTGCGGCAAATGCAGCATGATCTACTCCTCGTCGCGCTCTGGAGGCTGCGGACGCGGCGCAGCGGTTGTGCTCGGCGCCGGACTGATGCCTAGCCGGCGTTCGCGCTCGTGATCCTCGGCAATCCGTTCGTCTGTCTCGGCGGCGTCGAAGCCGTCGCTCTCGATCACGTCGGAGCGGGCTTTCAGCCTGTTCTGGATGGCCAGAACCTGTTCCTGACGGTCCTTGAATGGGTCAGCGCCAGCCCAAGGCGGCAGCATCCAGCGCACCTTTCGGAACATCGGGCCTTGTCGCAGCATGGCCGCAGGCGTCAGGCCCGGAACCACGCCAGCCAGAGCCGCTTGCGTCATCCACGCGGCCAGCACAGGCCGGCACATCCCGAAGATCACCACGGACCACTGGAATGCCTCGATGCGCTTGCGTGCATCAATGAGGGCGGCCCGAAGGCTGGAATAGTTGGCCTTGGAGGTGTCGCCCGTCACAGCGAAATACGGCACTCCTAGCGCGGCGCTGATCCGCAGCAGGGTCCGATACTGGAACGGCTCGTAACTGGTGCCGACATCCGCCGGCGAGCTGAACACCACGTCCTCATCGTCATAGTCCAGCACCGTCATGGTGCCGGGCTCCAGGGCGACAGTGCCGACGCCGTCATCGCCGGCTCCTGTGGCCAGCAGGCCAGCTTCGGCCTGCCCGACCACCAGATCCCCGGGATCATCGTCAGGACGGGCGCGGCGCTTGATGAAGCCCGCATACAGGGCGGCGGTCTTCTTGCGCTCCAGTTCCGCGTCGTCGTACTGGTCCAAGGAGAACAGGGCCACCGTGGCATTGCTGAACCGGCTCAGGCCGCGGATCTGGCCAGCCTCGATGGCGTCCAGCAGATGCAGGACTTCGCTCGCGGGAACCCGAACCTTGTCCTGCAGACCTGCCAGAGGCTCTGTGCTGTCGGCCGGATGGCGCCTCCAGAACCAGTAGGCGGTACGACGCCCGAGCCGATCGAACTCCACGCCCTGCCGCACCATGACGCCGCCGCTCCATGGGCGGTTGTCGTTGGCGTCCAGCATCTCGGACGGCAACATCTGCAGTTGCAGGGGAACCGACAGCCCGTCTTCCGGGCGCCGGTAGCGCAGGCGGATGAAGACCTCGCCGGCGATGAACAGTTCGCGGGCGGCCCGGCGCTGCAGGCCATAGAAATCGGTCAACCCCTCGGCGTCGGCCTCGTCCGTCCAGTCGTCCCAGGCCGAACGCATGGCCTTCTTCTGATCCGGGGCAAGGCGCAGCCAACTCGGTGAGATGCCAGGCCCCACCACCGTGTTGCCCCACCAGTCCAGGGCATTGATCGCGTAGCCGTTGTTGCGCGCCAGCCAGCGGGCGCGCTGCGTAACCGTGCTGCCCGCCGCCGAGATCAGGCTGTTGACGTGAGCCGGGCCGGGCTGGAAGTTCCGCAGCCGCCTAGCCTGAGAGCCTGCCTCGAGCCCCATGCCGCCAGAACCAGCCACACCGGGCGGATATGAGGCCGTGGTGGAGGGGGCGATGGCGGCCATCATTCGCCGGAAGAGGCCCATCTCAGCCATCAGGACAGACCCTTACCGGTGGAGAAGCGGACCTGTCGAATGCGCGGCCGTCGTATCGCACCCATCAGCACCGCGACCGTGGCCTCCAGCGCCGCGATCTCCCGATCAATCGGCTCAAGGGCAGACACGCGCTCGCTGGCCGGGCTGTAGGTCACACCGGAACCATCAGGGTAGCGGACCTGCTGGATGCCTCCGGCAACGTCCAGCACCATGGCAGAGCGGGCAGTACGAAGGGCATTCAGGCGCGCGATGGCATCTTCAAGCTCAGAAGACATCTCGCACTCCTTCAACCCATCGCAGATGATCTCGTCATGCGGCGGCCAGATCGCGCCCTAGGCATGACCAGCCGTCCAGTTGCCGTTCGTGTGACCTGAATGGCACTCTCGGCGGGCGCATCTTCTGGACCGACCGGAACGCTGCGCGCGTACTGCAGCCAGAACCGCTCGCCGTACCGATCCACGCCCAGGTCATAGATCGCTGCGCGCGCATACACGGCACAGTCGAGTTCCTCGTTTCGACGCCCATTCGCATCCCAGGCAAAGCGTATCCGCCCACCTTTTGACTTGATCCGGCGCCGTTCTTCCGAGACCAGCTGCTTGAGCCGTTCAGGCTGAACGCCGGCGGGGAAGTGAACCCAGCCAGGCGGCAGTTCGCCAGTCTCCCGCACCGTCATGCCGAGGCGGCTATACAGCTCGCGCTTGAGTTTCGAGGTCGCGACGGTCCAGACCTTCATGCCGCGGCGGATGAGGCGGCCGTTCCGGCGCTTCACGTCCACGTAAGTCGGCCCGCTTACCAGCGACCCCCCGGCCTCACCCTCTGTGCCCTTGGTCGCCATGATGCGAGGGTCATTCAACCTCAGGAGCGCGGCATAGACCTCTTGGGTCATGTCACCGCTGTCCACCGCAGCGCGGGCTACCTGTAGACTACCACCATCGGCATGCGGGTACTCGTGATCCAGATGCTGAGCCCATTCGTCCCAAGCTTCCTCGGTGTGAGGCGACTTGCGGATAACCCGCTGGTCTACCAGCCACCGTTCGAGCCCAGGCCCCCAGCCCCAGATTGAGACCTCGATGCGATCCTGCTGAACGTCCGTCCCGCTGGTTAGCAGCAAGCACCGCCAGGGGACGGTCCCCATTACCCAGTCAGTCTCTCGCCGCTCGTACAGGCGCTCCCATTCGGGCGCCGTGTCGGCCTCGGCCCAGGTTTCGCCAAGAACGGTGTTGACGAAGGACCGCAGGGCGTCGGGCCCCTCTTGCTGCGCCTTGTCCCACTGCCGGGCGATATCAGCCCAGGACTTCCATCCAACCGGGCTGTAGAGGCTGCTCAGGTGGTATCCCACTGCCAGCGGATCTTTGCTGACAGCCGTTGCCCTCCATTCTCCGCCGGCCAGCATCGCCGTCTTGTGCGCGTCCGTGATGGGCTTGTCACACCCATCCGCCTCGCACTCATACCGGGCCGTCTCTGGATGCCCTGGGTCCCATTTCAGCCGCTTGAACTCCAGCGACTGCATGTGGCCACAGTGAGGGCACGGCACAAAGAACCGCCTCTGATCGCTCGCCTCATACTCCCGCTCGATGCGAGAGCGCCCCTTCACCAGCGGGGTCGAGACCAGCAGGAT